GATGCTATGAGATTTGAATGATGAAATGAATGACAATGAATAAATCTACCATCAATAACAAACCCACATCGCACAGTTCCAAGTCCAAGCCATTCGATGTCAGTGAACATGATTTGCGCTTTAGTTATGTCTAACGTGATTTTAGATTGACTTGACGTTACATTACCTAGAAGTGTATCGATATTCCAATTAGCTTGTTCAACTCGCGTCTCGCTTAGTGTGCCGCTAACATAATTTCTTTCTACAAAATATAGATTAGATCCGTCAAGTTCTAGATATATTCCGTTGTTTGCACCAAAATAACCAACCCTCTGACGCAAATTTGTTTGTGCAGGATTAAAGACGAATGTTTGAAGAATTTGTAATGACTTGCCTGGTTGATATGAAAATACTTTCGTCGTTTCACGAATAATTTCAGCATTCGCAGTCGTAGGCAAAGCCAAATTGATTAGACCCGCATTTCCGTCAAACGTAACTGTAGTTCCGCTAGAGTTTGATGTCGCCCATAGTCCATTGTCGTTGTATCTATGAGATGAGTCGAATAGTGTTAGTGGAGTAGAGACTCTTGAACGACCAAATGCATCTACTGCCATTCCCGACGGATTGCCACCCGGTATGACATTTCCATACATGTCTGTCGTCAAATTCACTTCGTATATTGTCTTGTTCGCACCCCAAAATTCGTGCGTATCAATTCTATATTGAGTCATCCATATCTCCAAGATTACTCAATATTTAGTCATTTTTTACAACCAGTCTATCTGCTATAGAATAAAACATCATTGCTGTAGATTCATTCCCCATGAATTTGACATACATACCTTGAACCACAGCTAGAAGAGAACCATTTATAGCTAAAAATTCTTCGCGCGTTTTGGCGCGATCCAATATTACATGCGCGTCATCCATTGTATTACGCATCAATTCTTGCAAATTTTCCATTCAATACTCCTAAATTCTTATATGTCTTCTTTAACAATCTTTTCATTACGGGATGATGATTCTCAAATTGTCTTTTGTATATTTTCAATGTTTGAGAATTATCCCATCCATATCTATGCACTTCAATAGCAATATCATAGGAGTATGCATCGATTTCATCCCTCTCAGCTAAATATTGTTTCTCCTTGCTACCCGTGCGACACATTGAAAATGAATCCATAGACAACTCATCTCTTTTCAAGTATTGCTGATGATGTATGTACTCATGTTGTATAGTTTGAGCAAGATAAAACCTGAATTGATCTGGATTTTCTATATTGATCATTCCCTTGCTTTTCTTTGGAATGATCAATAGTATTTCTATCTTTTGCAGTTCCTCAATATAAAATCCTGCAATAGTGTAATCTTCATTATTCAGATTACCTGTTCTTTCTATATTGAACTTTACATTATCAAATAATTTTGACACTCTCTTCTTCAACTCAATAACATTTGTCTCCCCTTTTGGTATATCTATGCCATTGAGAAGAAGAATGAGAGTGTCGAAAATAAACATTTTATTCTAGAAAAAAATTCGGAGTAAAACCATCAAAACCACCCCCAGACATGAGATGCATAACCATCGAAATTGCATCATCTTCAAAAACATATTCTGCAATAATTTGATCCGTTTGTGTCTCTATTACATTCCATGTAAACGTATCATCATTATGCTGAAAAAGTTCATAATAATAATTTTCAATTGCCATATTACACCTTCAATCCTGAGTTTTTGAATTTACTTTTACCGAATGAAGAATTTATTAACTTGCTCGCAGTAGCATCATCAATTCCTTTCCGTTGCTGTCCTGAATCCTGAATATCATCTTGTGCAGATTGTTCAACATCATACAAACGCATCTTTGCACGATCAATCCCTAAAACAAATCTCTTGTTTGCTGTCGGATCATTATATCGATTCTTCAACTGCTTGACCATAATCTGATTCAATGCTTCTAACTCTTCAGTCGAAATCAAAGCTGCCATGAAATCTGCTGTCGCAGGAAGACCAAACGATTCTGAAGTATCAGTCAACTCAACATCCGTACTAGCAAAGCCAGATCTGGTTGTCTGCGTAGCCGACACAATTGGTACCTTGAACTCAACTGCCAAACCACGAAGTTCTTCGGCAATCGCCTTGATATAAGTGTACGAATTGATATTTGATCCCGGCTTTACTCTGGCTGAACAGCAAATATTCAAATAATCAATGAATATTATATCTGGACGGAAACTCTTTTTCAACATCAACTCATTCAACAATGTTCTAAAATGAGTGGTGGAAGCAAGAGCAGTCGGATATTCCTTGATGATCAACTTTCCAACTGTACTGCGACGAACCTTCTCAACCTTCTTATCATATACATCTTTAGGTAGAGAAGACAAATCATCAAGAGTTACATTAAGTAGATTTGCATCGATACGCTCCGCAATCTTTTCTTCAGCCATTTCCATGGTGACATATAGAACATTGTATCCCTGAACCAGACATGCTGATGCAACATGACACATGAACAATGATTTACCAACACCAGTACCTGCAAGAAAGATGTTTAGAGTCTTTGCTGGTAGACCACCCTTCGTAATCTTGTTCATGAAATCAAGATCAAAAGGAATCTTCTTTTCCGTCTTGTGATAGAAATCATACCGCGCATCCGAGTCATTCAAATAATCATGGCCGACATGACTATCAAAGCTGACTGCAAGTGCATCGGAAAGAATTTGAGGAATGGCACCCTTGTCTTTTGTAGACTTAGAGTTTTGATCAAGAATACCAATCGATTCAAGAACAGCATTATAAATGGCTTTCTCCTGACAAAACTTCTCAGTCTTGTCAATCAACCATTGCTGCTCGCTCTTCTCTTCCTTGATATCTTCAATACCACCAATCACATTGATTGCAGATTTGATTTCTTCTTCCTTAAGATTAGGAAGATTGTTGATATTGATATGAAGAGCCTCTAGAGTTGGAAGAGCATTGTATTGCAAAATGAATTCTTTTACATGCTGAAATACAAGCTTCTCCGATCTATCAGTGAAGTAGGAATCATTTAGAAACGGTAGAACCTTTCTTGCGTACTCTTCGTTTTGTGTCAGGTTCTTCAATATGGTTGTCTCCAGTCTCTTCATGCTCTTTCGCCTCTCTTTCTATACCAGCGATTATGATCGCATTCAGGATTGCACCAAGTGTATCCGTAAATTTTTGATTGCCTTGAAGTTTGTTTGGATCGTGTTTACCTGGAGTTATTATATCATATTCGAAGTCAATTGTATATGTACCATCTTGATTTTCCTTGTCAGCTACGCTAACTTTTCCAAATCTAAATGATACGCCTTTATATTTTCCAGTAAGAATCTTTAGAGCCACCATCCTACCGTCGTTTTTATTATTTTTATAAGGATAAAAATCAAAGTCTTTGTCTATGACCATAGTTTTCTTGAATAACTTACTGATCGCTTTCGTTACCATCTTCCGCCACCTTTGTCTTTCCATACAAAAATTCATTTTTGCAATGTTCATTGATTTGATCAAGAATCTCCTGAGTGAAATACTTCTCCGGATTCTCTAGAATGTTCTTTTCGAACAACTTGGTTCCATTCGGCAGCTCAAGACGAGTAGATATTTTCTTGATGATACCAAACTTCAACGCAAGATCCAGTAGTCCATAATACTTGTCAACACCCGTCTCATAGCGAAGAAGCGTCTCGACAACTTTGTCTGCAATCGTCAAACGGCTCTTTTGCAGCTTGCACTTGACAATGTTTCCGACAACTTCATTATCTACTTTTTCTTTCTTCTTTGAAAGAAAGACAATCGTAGATGCTGCATATTCAAGCCCCGAATTATGTGTAATTACACCATTTTCTAAAATATAATGATGAGCAGTTTTTACAGTGAAATCAAAAACAGGTTCTGTCTTAACTTTTTTTATCGTCATTATTTTCATAATAAATTTCCTTTATATTATATTTGCTCCATAAATGTTTTTTTATAGAGCAGAGTTGAATGCCCATTGCCTTACTTATACCCAATGATTGCCCTATGTCACTCTTTTTATCATAATGCTTTATAATACCGTTTTCAAAAACAATCGTTACAGATTCTTTCTGTTTCTCTGATATAATCTTTTTAGTTTTCGAAGTATGTTTTTTACCAAAAAAATGATTATCTTGTCCGTAAAGTTTTGGTTTATTTCTAAGTTTTTGTTTTACATCTTCAGTATGTTTTTTACCATAAAATGGATTGTTTTTACCTAGAAATTTTTTGTTACCATAAAACGGATTATTTGATCCACTATATAACTCTTTCAAATTAGATCGCATAAGTTCATATAGTTTACCATTACCTATTCTACTATAACCGCATTTATTGTGGGTTTCTTTCATTCTAGTAAAAGCATATGCCATTGATCTTCTATGTTTTTTGTCGATAACCATTTTGGTAAGTAATGCATGTGCTATGAAATGTTCTCTTGGTGTTAGATGAACTATATTTGATAATTCGTTTGTTCCACCAAGAGATTTTGGTACAATGTGATGCGATTCACATATCATAGGTTTTTCACGCCGCTTTGATCGATCCACTAGCGAGAAGTATATTCTTGTATATTTGTTGTCCATAAACATCGAGATCGCCTTTCATATCCGCTACCTCAATATTTAGCGTTTCCATATTCTTTGCCGAAACCAGCATATCATTTACAGATAGCCATACACCATTTACCAGAAATTTATGATCACCTGAACATCTGACAATTGTTCCATCATCAAAAGATAGTTCAAAAACTTCTTTATCGTTGAAAATGAAAGTTTTTGTTACTTCTTTATCTCCATATAAAGTAGAAACAAAATCACCAACTTTTAAGTTTTGTATTTCCACTAGACCTTCGGGCG